CTCTCAAACATGTGGGCTAACTTCACATTCTTTGTAGATATAAGAACTCGATATCCCTTGGTATCCTTACCACGCTTTCGGTGTCTTTGCATCCTCTTATTAATATGCTTGGTCATTCCAACATAGTGTTCTTTGGGAAGATAGTAGACATGGAAAATCTTTTTACGAGTAGTATCGATCTTCCTCTTACACTCTTTGCAATATCTTTGAACGCCTTGCGGTCGTGTATTACTTCTATGGAACTGATCCGCAGGTTTATGTTTTGTACACCTGCTACACCTATGATGTTTCATTAAATTCTTGGAGAGAAGATTTGATTATCTCCAGTTCAAGCCTGATCCTTTGAGTGGTCGATTGTAGTACCGACACTATCTTCTCTTGGCTTACTACTGGATTGCCTTGGTAATCAAAGAGCTTTTCATAGAGCGCATCAATCTCCTTATGAGCATTATCACAAGCAAGATGATAGTATTTACCTAGTTCTTTGTGTTCCATGGCAGTTGTTGTTTTTAATTTACTTAACTACCATGATAAAAATTATCTCACAAACTATGAGTTATTAACAATGTCTTGAACGACTTGGTCTACTTGTGCTTGATTGCTAGGTATATAGATAGCGTAGTCTCCCATATTATTTTGTTGGCAGTAATTTAGAAACATCTTAAACCTTAAAGGAAAACTATGTTGGCTAGGTACATATCCCTTGGTCTCTATAATAAACTTATGCTTTTCGCTCACAAAGTCAGGAGTGTATGTAACTGCTCTGATCACTCGGTTCTCCTTAATACCAAATCCTCGTGAAGCCTTTTTACCATACCTCCCTTTATGTTTGAAGCCGGGGAATATCTCATAAGTGTTTTCTTCGTACTCGAAGTCTATCTTTGCTTCTTTAAGTTTCTTGTAGCAATACAACTCTAGTTTTGATTGGAAGGTAATACCATTGTATACACTCTTCTTGCTATTGACTGCTCCTCTTTTCTTCTTTCTCATAAACTAAATCCATCTTCAAGGCTCATCTTGGGGACATCGTATTTCTTGTAGTCCTCTAGGCGTTGTGAGATAGGCTCAAATAATTTTCTTCTATCCGCACCTTGTACAATATAAAACCCTGTCTTTTGATTGTTGATTTCAAATTCAATAGGAGAAGAGAGGGGGGTGGGCTGACCCCCCGTCTCCGTCACACGAACCTTGCGAACATGTAGTTCCGTAGTTCTTCTAGTGATCGGGTCTTCTGCCTGTACCTTTCTATGTATGGTCAAGAATCCGCTACATCTATTCACCCACTTACCACCATGCTCACTATCCTCTGCGTAAGGAGCGATAGGTAGACCCATTGCATCCTTTCTTCTTTGCGCCTCCGTAACGGCATGGGTGTTTAGCCATACGGCGATCTCGTTGTTGTTTGCAAAGTTGAGCAGTTCACTTGCTGCCTCGTAGTGATATTCATGAATGCCTATCTTATTCTCTGATCCTATTTGAATCTTAAGACTATTGTATGGGTCAATGAACAAAGCATCTACCCCACCTTGCTTCATGCACTTCTCTGTGAAGATAAGTATGTCGGTATAGGAATACATGTCTCGGTTACCATATATAATGAAGTGGTCTTTGACCCATTCGTATGCATGTTTCCTTTGTTTGTATGTCATCTGGGCAATAGGTCTATCCACCGCAAACTCCATGAGCTTCATCTTTACGGAAGCCGTAGTGTTTTCGGAACTATACACACACCATTTCCATCCATGTTGGATAGCACTGTTTACCATAAGAAATAAGCAAAAGGTTGTCTTCCCTACATTGCTATGACCATTAAGAATTAGGAACTCTTTCTTGTATCTAAAGTATTCATCGAGGTGTGGGTCTCCTACCGATAGACCTATCTCAATATTACCCTCGGCGTATGCGTTAATCCATTTGAAGTCATCCGAGTCCGAAGAGATAAAAGAGTAGTCGCCATCATCAATATCCGACTTGCGCTTGGACATTTTTTCAAGTGCAATAACCTCGTTGATAGGTAGACCCTTACCATACTCGATGCCAGTGCGGATGGTTTCTTTTGCCGTTTCTATCGAGTTGATATCTCTCTTGCTGATCTCTCTTTCCAGAACATGTATAGCCTCATCCTCTTCCATCCGACCTGCTGCGATGTAGCCACCACACAATCGTGAGGCACGGAGCAGTACATTATGCTTCTCACCATCGAGAGCATTACCAATCATTGTTGCTACGAGGTTGAACTTTACATAGTCCGTTATAGGTTTTCTTTCAATGGGCTTCTCGTTCTTCTTTTCTTTGAGTGCCTCATCCGTGTAGAAACTTCCGAATCTTTTGACATCATCGTTAACGATCAGGTCCGGGTCATAACTTTCGTAACACGCTCTTGATTCGTTCTTGCCTGTGGGGTCTACCTCCAACCCATAGGTCTTATCGAAATACTTTTCGAGGGCATTGAAATGGTCACGATGTCTTTCTGGATTCGTAACAGGAACAAGTGCTTTGATTCCGTCTCCACTTGGAGACACCCAACATGCATAGACATGCTGATCGGTGGCTATGACCC